TCATGACGACAAGCTCCCACCGTCCAAATTGCCATCGCTGCTGGCTGGATAGGAAAGCGCAAAGTCATCCCCCGGCATGTACGGAAAGCCGCAAAAGTTCACGCCATTGGAAAAGCGAGCCTTGCAGGTGGCAAAGCTCTTGTCGCAACCGGCTCTCAGCGTGATCTCTGACCCGACTTCCAACGGCGAGACGGGCGCCTGCCACAAGGTGATGCGCCCGGTTGCGCCATCCACGCTGTGGGCGCGGACCCGTACCGGCGTATCGTCGCCTTGCGCAAAGGTTCCCCCATCGAAATGGCCACTTGCCTGATCAGCAGGCGCGGTCATCAAGAAAATGTGCGGCTCAAGCACCGCCTCCACGGTGGTTGTCGTGGTGAAGGCGGGCTGATTGAGGTCTATTCCGCATCGCGTATCACCCAGTTCAGCATCGCATCTGGCAGAAAACACCCGTCCACGCACCCGATCAAAGGCGGCAAAGGGTCCGCGTACTTCGGCTTGAAACAGACCATCGCGGCTGCTGACCTCCCCCAATGTTCCCGATGACAGAAGTTCATAGGCCGTTGGGTTCTGCCAATCGACGAGCAGTGTCTCGACCTCAGCGCCATCATAGCGACCGGCCAGCAAATCCTCTTGGGTGAGGCGATCATCGGTGAGTGCCGCGCGCAGATCCCATTCGCCCGTCGACGGACCGAGCGCGGCGCTTTCTTGGCTCGCTTCAAAGCCATCGGTTGGCAAAAATGTGCTGCCATCGACCTCAATGGGCGCATCATGGTCGGTGAAGCCCATCTTATCGCCGTCTGTTCGAATGAGCTGGATGCAGCGGCAAAGTGTTGTGCAACCCGAGGCGAGGCTCGCAGCAAGATCAGGCTGAAGCTCACGCATCGGCGGGCTCCTTCAGAAACACTTCTTTCAAAGGGATTGTCGGCAGTGACCCGGCCTTGAAGGCTGTGAGGTCGATATCCAGCGTGTCGGTGTCGAACCGGCACGGCACATCGAACAGAAAGCCTGCTGTCACCGTTGTTCCTATGGCAGGAATAGAGCCTGGGTCGAAGGTGAGGATGCCCGTTTCTAAGTCGACCGAGATGTTGGCGGTGGTCACGCCGTCCACGGCAGCGGCAACTGAACCCGCGACCGGCAAGCGAATGGGCCGTGCGACCGCATCGCTGGTGTGCTTGACCAGTTGGAAAGCCGCCGTGATGCCATCGCCAGTTCCCAGCGCCTGGTCAGTTGGATCGGGCGCTTTTCCAGGTGCGCCGGATGCGTGGTCCAGCGGGTCGCGAAAGCGAAAAGCGTAGAGCTGACCGAGACGCGCCTCGAAGAAGCTCTGCACGGTGTAGAGATCATCGAGCGAGCGTACACCGCCACCCGCATCAAAGGTGCGTTTGGCATGTTTCCAGCGCGTGTTGCGCTCTTCGTGGCCAGAGCCGAGGGTGACGATATCGGTTTGCCGATGGGTTGTGACGCGGGCGCCTCTGGCCACGGGCACGGGAAAGCTGACATCGTGAAATCCAGGGATGGTCATACCGCCCTCTCCCTACAAACCGCGCTGGCCGCGCGAGACGGCACGGGCGAGCGACGCGGTGAGCTGGGTTTCCGACCCTCGGAAACTTGTCGCATCCGGCGTCGCAACATTGACGTTGAAGATGTTGGCCGCGCTGCCTGTCACGCCACCAATGGCTGCGCCAACAAGGCTTTCACCCAGCGAGCCCACCAAGCCGTAGACATCGTCCATGGCGGAAGAGAATGTGGTGTTGGAGTGAGAGAAGATCAGCCTTTGCAGAAGGCCATCGAGTTCCCGGCCTTCCACCAGCGCTTTGGTGAGACTTTTGGCGAGCTCGCCAGAGAGACTTGTGACATCGGCTTGCAGGCCGCTCAGTTCTTCTCGCAATCCGGTGGTGAAGTCATCAAGCCGTGTCTCAGTCATGGCATTTCTCCGGCGGGTTCGGGATGTCAGGGAAGGCGCGCATAAGCGCGGCCAGATCATCGGGCGTCGGCGGTGTGTTGTTCTGGGGCGGGGCAGCGATGCGGGCGGCGCGGTGCACATCCGGCAAGGTCAGCAGCCAGACAGTCTCAAGCGTTGCAAAACGCTGACGCACCAACCAATCCACGACGGCATTCAGCGTGGTTTCACGGCTCATGGTGCAAACGTCGCACGCATGAGATCAACATAGGCTTGGCGCAAAGCGAGAGGTTTGCCGATCCCAGCCAGCACGGCATCAGCGCCTTGCCGATCCACATCACCACCCGCCACCAGAGCCTCGGTCAACACAGTTTGCAGTTGAAGGGCCGTTTGACCGCCGTCCAAGAGCAGCCGAGTCAAAGCATCAAGGCTTTCGGTGGCAAACGCTGTTTCCAAGCGGGCGAACGCATCCAGAGTTAGGCGCAACGTGTAGAGACCATCCGTCCCTTGCAGACTGGCTTCGCCGCGATAGCGATTGGCCATCAGGCCGTCGCCTCAAAGGTCAATGCACCGGCGGACTCCAGCACCATCTCAAAGGTGATCGCGTCATCGTGGCGCCCGGCATAATCCAGTGCGGTGACAAGAAACGGCCCTTCGATGGTGCCAAACTCTGGGATCACCACCTGCCAGGTGCTCACCGCACCATCGAAAAAGAGCCCCCGCACACGCGCATCGGAAGCGGCATCGCGAAAGAGGCCAGAGCCGGAGATTTTGCCATGGCGCAATCCGGCATCGCCGATCAGCTCACGCCAACGCCCCTCGCTCTCACCATGGGTGACGTTCACCAGTTCCTGCGCCAAGCCGATGGCACGGGCGCGTAAGCCACCGACGGTGTCGAACTGGTCGGTTTGGGCGTTGTGGACTTTCAGCAGCAAATTGCGTCCAGACTGGGCGGTCATGTTGGCCTCGCGGGTTAGGTGGCATCGCCAAGGTCGATGAGCAGTTCAATCGACAGGTCGGCGCGTTCCAGATTGTGGTTGGGTTCATGGCCAAAGCGGCTGCTCACCAGCCGCTGAACGACGCTGGTCGCCCCGGCGATGGTCAGCGGTGTTTTAAGCATCACTCCAATGGCATCCGTAGCCTCGCTGAGCGCTGCAAAGCTGCCTGAGCGGTTGGTGAGCGTCAGCGAGATGGTGGCCCGGGCACCGTTCGATGCGTTCGTGGACCAGGGCTCTTCACGCACCGGTCCAACACGAATGTGCGGCAGACTGCGCGGGCGCGCCGGTCGGTCGGTGATGGTGAACGCGGCGAGCGCAGGATCGTCTTTCAGCGCTGTGACAAGGGCGCGAACCGCATTCATGGTGCCACCTCGCGCACGACACACAGATCAAACGGATCAGCGGATGTGCCACGCTGAACCGACATCACCTCCAGTGTACGCGTGCCGCCGAGCGCATCCCAGGTAAGCAGCCAACCAACCGGCGGGGCCATGCCAATGCGGGTGCGCAGGGTGCCAGTGGCCAAGGCGTCGTTCACCGGATCAGTGCTTTGGCGGGCGGGTGCATCCTCATCGAACGCTGCCCAAACCGAACGGCGCAGCGTGTGAATGATGGTGTTGCCGCCGAGCCCATCATCCGCGGCCACCGGCTCAAAAACCTGCATGCGCAAGTTCAACGCGCCAGGTTCGCGAGAAATGGTCATAGCCGCACCTCGCGGAACGGCTCGATCAGTTCAAAAAGCCCGTCAGGCTCCCCGGCGGAGGTGAAATCAAAGCCCGTTGCCCTGTGCGCATACCAATGGGTGGCCAGCATCAGGATCGCGTGGCGCAGCACGGCGGGCACGTCCAAGCCGGTATCGCCATAGCCAGCGGTGACATCGATCTCGATGCCGTTCATGGCGCGCATGCGGGTCGCGGCGGGGCGGCGCAGCATCAGACGCGGCCAACGTCCTCCGAGATCGGCCAACCAGTCTTCCGGTTCCAGTGTCAGCGGCAATCCGGCAGCATCGTAAACCACCACGCTGTCGACGGACCGAATGGGGCGGACCAGCAGCGCGATGCGGCCGTTGCTGGGCACCTCATCGGCCAGCATGCGCCAGGTTTGGGTGATGAAAAGCTTGCCCGACAGCGTCTCAATATGAGCGCGCGCGGCAAGCAGCATCGCCGCGAGCAATGCGTCCTCATCCTCAGCATCGATGCGCGCATGCGCCTTAAAATCGGTCAGCGCTACGGGCTCGACGGCAGGACTTGTGAGTTGCACCAGCGTCATTGGCGACACTCCAAAAAGGGTGAAAAGGATCGTTCAACGCAAACGGCCCGCCTCGCGGGGAGAGGCAGGCCGTTTGCAGCTCAGCACGCGTAGAAGGGCGGGAGGTTCCCTTTGCCTTGGCGAGGCTACGCCGCTGAGAAGGTGAGAAGTTTGATGGCGTCAAAGTCCTGAATGCCGCCACCAACACGCTTGGTAACGTAGAACAGCACGTAGGGCTTGGCGGTGTAGGGATCGCGCAGCAAGCGCACGCCGATACGGTCAACGATCAGATAGCCACGGCGGAAGTCACCAAAGGCGATGGCTTTGGTGTCGGAACCAATGGAATCCATGTCCTCCATCTCCACCACCGGGAAGCCGAGCAGAGAGGCTTTGACACCTGCTGCCGATGGCGGCGTCCAGATGTAGTTGCCATCGGAGTCGCGCATCTTACGCAAGCTCGCCTGGGTGGAGCGGTTCATCACAAAGGTGCCGTTCTGGCGGTAGGTGGATTTCAGCGCGTAGACCAGATCGATCAGCACTTCGGACGGATCGGACGCTGGGAAGTCGCTATCGACGCCAGTCGACACCGTGCCGAGACTGTTCCACGCCCAACTTGCTTCATCCACGGTTGGAGCCGACAGGAAGCCCAGCGGTTGTGTCGTGCCATTGCCTTTGACGAAAGCATAGCTCTCTTGCTCGGCGAAAGCTGCATCCACTTCACCGGCAAGCCAGACATCCATGTCGATGGCCGCATCATCAAGCAGCGTCGCCGTGGCCGCCGGCATCGCGTAAAGTTCCATGGTTGGGAACGCGATCTCCGACAGGGTGACCGACCCGGTTTCAGGGCGCGCGGCGTTCTCGGTCACCCAGCCTGCATCGAACCCTTCAGTGGTCACCGGCTTTCGGAAGATAGTCGAGGAGACTTGCCGCACCGTGGCGATGGAGCGCATCGGCGACAAGGCCGTCAGATGGTCGCCAATGGTGCTTTCAGCCTCCTGCGGCACCAGATAGCCGCCATCGGCATCAGTACCAGATTCCATGGCTTTCAGTTGCAAGCCTGCCGTGGAGCCGGCTCGTACATAGGTCTCAAACGCGCGGGCATGGTCAGAGCGCTCCAAGCGCGCGGAGGCGGTTTCCAGATGTGGGCGCTGAGCAATCGAAGAAAGCCGGTTCAGCTTGTCGGTGTTGGCGTCCAGCGCGGCATCGATACGGGCCAGTTTATCGGCAAGCAATGGATCAGCTTGCCCGCGCTTTTCCAACGCATCCAGACGTTCATCATTGGCATCGCGATAGGCGGTCAGCGCTTCCATCATGGAGGCAACTAGCTGCGGCTCGGTGGATGGATCGGCGGAGGTTTGCGCTTTGGTTTCGCGCTCAGTGGCAGATTTGGTCATGGAAAAAGTCCTTTAGGCTTGGAGGGAGACGAGGTTGGACGAGGACAAGGCGGGCGGCGGCATTGCGGTCGCTGACATCACACGGTCGACCCGGGCACCAGGTTGCATGGGGAAAGCCACCAGCGATACTTCCCAAAGATCGATCTCAATCAGGCGCCGACCTTTGCCGGTGACGGGTTTGGCTGACTTTGAGCGGTCGGCGCGGATGGTGTGAAAACCAATCGAAAGCCCATCGACCGCACCGTCGCGCATTAGGGCGGCAAGACCATCAGCGCGATCGACGTACGGCGTCAGGCGACCTTCTACGCGCAGACCTTTTGCGTCCTCATGGATGGCCGTCCACACGCCGATGGGCTCGGCAGGGTCATGGTTCCAGAGCATGCGAATGCCCGCTGCACCCCGCGCCTGCAAAGATCGGTGAAACGCGCCCATTAGAACGCTATCACCGGACAGGTCGGTCACGTTGAACAGGCTCGCATAGCCGGCAAAGCGGAAGCTCTCTTCCGCTGATGATGGCTGGATCAA